ACCAGTGCTTGCAGTAGTACTATTAAAAACTTTTAAACCTCGCACAAATACGGTTCCAGTAAGTCCCTTTGTACCTAGTCCAGGAACATTTATTGTATTATCATCAATAGCTAAATTTCCTTCGCTAGTATATCTATAGGCATCAATTGGAACATCATAAAAAATTCTAAATTCTGCATTTTCTATAAATCTACCTAGAATAGCACCAGTTAATACATTTGAATCTACTTCAGTATAATTTCTAATGTCAGTTTCTAATGCTGAGAGTGTATATCCGGCCATTACTTAATAGCCTCCTGACAACTTGCACAACTTTTTTTAAATCTTTTGTGTGTACCACACTGTGTGGGTTTTGGTTTAGGTGTTGGCTTAACTGTTTCTTCTCCTACATTTTCTGGGAGTGCCTTAGAAGTTTTTCCGAAAAATTTTTTCCATAATTTTTTTAAATATTTAATCATTATCCCCTCCTTTGATTAACAGGTCCTATTACGCAACTAATTCCACCGCCTGTCTCTGTTGTAGATGCAGCAGAAGGCAAAGTCAACGTAAAGCTATTATATTGAGTTACTGTGGATGGTACCCCAGCTTGTTTAACTGTAGTAGGAACTCTTGAAACAATTGTATGAGATCCAAAAACCTCAGCTCCGCTGCTATGGGCACTAGCTGTAGTAGAAGTAGGAGTATATCCTCTATAAGGAGCAGCTGTTCCTCGTGTACATCCTGTTAAATCATTACTTGATTTTCCTGTGTATTGAATGGTTTCATTACGAAATTTTCCTACCAATAATGGATCGTCATCACCTGTTAGAACTTTTCTAATAACAATGTATCCACTGCTTGGAAAACTACTCGCATCCGCTAAAGTAACTGTTGTAGCTGTAGAAGTTATGTCTCCGTTTAAAGTTGTATTTAATTCTAAGGCTTGAACTGAAACTCCTCCGACTGCTTCTTTAACTGCTGTAAATCGCACTTGATCATCAACTAAGATTCCACCATAAGGAAAACTAAAAGTTAAAGTTGTTGTACTCGCTGTGGAAAAAGGGTTGTTAGGTAAGAAATCTTCTGTTGCAAATTCTGTTCTAGCCGGCCTAGCTCTTTGTAAAGCTTGTGGATCCGCACTTGTAGGTTTAGGTTGTAACTGAGGTTGTTTAGGTTCAAATTCTGAATAATGAACCCAGGCTCCATTCCATTCCCTTACCATTTCTAAATAAGGAAAAGCTAAACCAGATCTATCTGATATTGCTAATGCATGTTTACCTGAAGCAAAAGTAGTCATAATTAAGCATTAGGATAGTAAACCTTAGGAGCGATATAAGTGCTTGTAATATCGCCGTCCTCTTTTACGGCTCTAGCTAATTCATCCTCATAATAAAGTTTCATTTCTTGTGATCGTTGTGGAGCATTTTTTTGTGATAAATAAAATGCTAATCCTGCGGTCATGCAAGGTGCAAATCTATACGGTACATTAACTGCATTAGTATAAGCACCACCATCCTGAATTCTTCTGTTATAATATATATTTAATTTATTTCCATCCTCTGCTGCACCCGGAGTTAGGTATAAAGTTAAAGTTGTTCTATCAATAAATCTTTGAACAAAAAAAGAAGTAGGAGTTCCTTTTGCAGCTTTATTAGAATAGCCTTGGTACTGGGATCGACTTACTTCAGTCATAGGCGAATCAATATCAGTAGAAGTAATTCTATAATTACATTCTAATACATCATCCATTCCTGTCCCATGTTGCGTAACTGCATCTGCACTTGAGTGAGTAGCAGCCGTAGTGCTATTAGATCCACGAACAGCTCCGGTTAGATTAGCTGCGCCTGTTGCGGCAGATTTTGCTGTGTACCTAATTGTTTCAGAGTTAATAGTAATTGTTCCTCCACCTTGGTCCGCCCCTGGCATATCTTTCACTTCCGTTAAAGGAATATCTGTAACAGATGCATTAATTCCTGCGGATAAAGTTGTTGTTAATCCGTTAGAAGCTCCATCTTGAGGGGATCGATAAGTAGTATAAACATTTTGTCCATCTACTAAGGTAAAACCTTGATTAGCTATTTCCCAATAATGGAGTCCTCTATTGGCCCATTCAGAAAATAAAAGATTTAAAGATCGTTTGGCTGTTTTTAATTGATAACCAGAAACGTTTTGAAGTCCGATACGTTCGTAAGATTCTTCTACAATTTCATCAATTGGAAGAGTCTTGTCAAAAGTATATGACTGAGAAGTAGTGTTAGCCACAAATCCTCCTAACCGTAGAAGATTGTAACTTTATCTACACCACCAGTAAGGTCACAATAAGCACCGTTAGGACAATAGATTCCATTACCTGGAATATCTATTTGGTAAACTGTGTCTTCACCTGCTGTTCCTGATCCTGCTGGTACATCAAAGGTAGCTACAATAGTTCCAGTTAGAGAAGTATCTCTAATTAGAATAGTACCAAGCGCTCCTTCACTACAATAATAAATTCCAAGAACCCTAGCGGGCCCAGCGAATATAGCTCCGTCAGCTGTGAGATGTGTTGCTTTTACATCGACATCATATCCTGCCATAATTTTTATCTCCTTATTGTAAGCTCCCGAAGGAGCTCACAAAATTATTTATCTATTAGCTCCAAGGGGTAACCATTGTGCCGTTACCATTTAAAGCACAGTGAATAAGCCAAATGCCATCCGCAGCCGCTCTACAATAAACTATTGAACCTCCTAGTCCACCTCGTGTACTACCGTCCAAAGTTAAAGTATCAGCTCCTGCCGCATTAAATCCTTCCATAGAATTATCCCCAGTATCAACATACTGAGCAGTTCCTTGAAATACATCAGCATTACTTCTACCTGCTGCAGTTCCTGCATTCAAAGTAAAAGTTTCTCCTGATAGATTTGCAGTTAACAGAAACGTATACATCAGTCCAACTCTGTTTGCAGAGTTTGGATCATCTGATCCTGCTACTGCAGATGTTGCTGTCGTAATGATTTCAGGTAAATTAAAAATAACTGTGTTATTTCCCAGTTGTACTACTTTACCTTGGTATAAATCAATACCAGCTATATCAGTACCACCATCAACAGTACCTGCTGAGATTGTACCTGTGTTCATTTCTGGACCTGTTCCTAAGAATCCTCTTAGGGATCTTACTGGTCCACTAAACGTTGATCTTGCCATATTATCCTCCTAGTTAATGTAGATCTAGTCTCTAGGCCGTCGACTATACGCGTCTAGATCTAATTAATTAATTGTATAGTGATTAAAATATATATGAAATTTTAATAGAGTGCAAGAGATCCTTAGGGAAATTTACGATTTCAGCGATGTGGCGTTTATTTATTAAGTAGCCACAGAAACTTCGGGGGCAGAATTCCTGATTTTATTTTCTCTATCAGCAATTTTAGATTCTTCGAGTTTGATCTCAGTAATAATGCCTTTAATAACATTATCAATTTCGACCATATTAAGAGTATATTTACCTTCTTGCTCATACTCCGACTGCCACCTCAACTCCAAGGACCGTTTTTGTTTGTATAGGTCTTGTAACATCAACAACCTCCTCATAGGTTATTCTTCGGGGAGTGTTTCTAAACATTCCCGTTGGCTCCCATTTTATATCCTTTTTTCCAATTTTGTCAAGGACTGCGCTTTCAATGGATTCAGCATTATCTTCCGCTAAAACTTCAAATTTAGCGTGATAATCATAAGCCCAAATATTTACTAGGAATTGTTTCATAAGTATCGCTGTCTTTAGTGTTCAAATGAGGCGGTTTTGAGGCCGCCTCACTTTATATTTTTGTCTTAGATATTACGCACCTTCAACACCGTAGATACCTCTAGGATCAGATACGCCAAAAACGTATCTTGCTCTAGCTTTATATCTAACGTTGCCAGTATCGAAATCTCCTTCCATCTTAGTTGTAAGAGGGGATCTATCGAAATGTTTCATACCATTTGGAACATCTGTAATAATGTACCAAGAGTCTGTATCTGTTAGGTAGTTGTTCACTCTATAACCTTGAGGAATCATACCCATAGATTTGACTGCATTGATGTCATTGTCAGCAGTTGCTGTTCTACCTTGAGATTTCATCAATCTCTCAGCAGTGAACTGATTAGCAGATGGAACAATCATCTTCACACCTCTTGCAGCAATTTTTAAACCTCTTTCATCAGTTAATGCAGCAATGTCAATCAATGCTTGCTCTAACGATGTTTCGTTTAAGTCTGCTTGAGTAGTCAGGGTATTTGAAAAATTCCCTGCTAATGTTGGGTGTGCAGTTGTAAACAAAGAAACGCCGTCACCAGAATCAAAATTATCTATCGCAGGTAATCCTTGATTCAAAGGTGTTGCAGCTTTCACTTGTTTAGTGTTTGCCATCGATCTTGCTAAAGCTTTTGTGTATCTTGAAGCAAGTTTGTCATACAGGTTATCTTCAATAGCTTCCTCAGTGATAGCAAAAGCGAGAGC